CAGCTTCGGAGGCGTCGGTCGCGGCCTGCTCGAGGACGAGGCCGCGGTTGGTGACCCCGATCGCCTTCCGGCCGTCCGGCCCGAACGCGATCGACGTCGGCGCCTCGGTCCACGTCGCGTGGTCGGTCATGACGAGATCCGGCGCCCACGCGTAGTGGCCTTGGTCGTCGAGCGGAGCGCCCAGGTCGACGCGCACCAGCGACGTCTCACCCGCCACACGGGTCCCGCCGTACACGTAGCGGTCGGCCGCGCCGAGCGCCGTGACCGGCGCCTCGGTGATCGCCGACAGCGGACCCATGCTCAACGTCCCGTAGATCGACTGGAACGTCGACACCCGGATCCCGTGCGTGGTGCCGAGGATCAGCATCGCGCCCAGGTAGAGGCAGGCCGACAGCACCCGCTCGCCCAGCGGCAGGGACAGCAGCACCGTGCCCGGCCCGAGGACCGGGGCGTCGGCGACCGTAGTGATCTCGAAGCGGTACACCGCCGAGGACTGCCCGGCGTAGCCGGCTGCGAGGATGCCGGTCGGCGAGTCGGCGAACGCCGTCCACTGCCAGGCCGCCACCGGGTGCGTCATGCGCGGCGTCGGCAGCGACGGGCCTGCGGTGTCGAGCGCGTACACGCTCGGGCCGAGGCCGAACATCAGGCGCTGCTTCACCCAGCCCAGCAGCATCGGCTTGCCGGTGCCGCTGACGGTGTACGCCGACGTCGCGGTCGCGGTGCCGGCGATCGGCGCGGTCCACACGCCGTTGTCTGTCGCTACGTAGAAGCTAGAGCCGTCAGTGCAGAACGCCCGGACGGTCCCGGCTGTGCTCAGGTTGCGGGTCGTCCAGCTGACGCCGTCGTACACCTGAACGCCGCCGTCGTGGGCCAGGATCCAGCCGGTGTCGGTCGGCTCGACCCACACTTTCGCCGACACCGCCGTCCGCGCCAGCGCAGTGCCGTTGAGCCGGGACACCAGCCCCGGCGTCCACACGTTGACGTTGCGGGAGGTCTTAAACCGCAGCCGGTCTTCCGGCTGCGGGCGGGCGGTGGTGTCGAGGTAGTCCAGCCCGGCGCCGAAGTGGAAGCTCATCTGCGAGCGGGTCCACCAGCCGGACAGCGACTGCTCCCCAGCCTCGGGCTGCTGGTCGACCTGATCGCGCTGCCACTGCGCGGTCGCCCGCTGGTACGGGTGGTCGGCGTTGATCGCCAACCAGAACGGGGTCCGGTCGACGTAGACGTCGACGTCGGACGGGGCGACCCCGACGGCGGCGCCGCCGCCCACGGGCAGCGGCAGGTCACCGCCGACGGTGTCGATCAGGCCCACGGGCATGAGGTCTCCTACAGGCCGAGAGCGGCCCAGGTCTTAGGACCGACAACGCCGTCGACGACCAGCTGCGAGCGGCGCTGGAACTCGCGCACCCCGGCATCCGTGAGGTCGCCGAAGAAGCCGGTCGGTGCGTACTTGTTGTAGAGCGGGTAGGCGGTGGTCAGCTTCCGCTGCAGGTCCCACACCGCCGGGCCACGCGCGCCCTTGGCGATGGTCGGCCGGCCGGCCGGATGCGGCGGGGGCGGCGGCGGCGCGGAGATCCGCGCCCACACCGCTGCGACCTGCTCGGGCGTGCCGATGATCTCGAAGTGCATCGGGTCGGTGCGCCCGACGTAGTCCCCGCCCCAGCGGATCACGCCGTCGTAGAAGCGCAGCTGGACGTGTACGGCGTCGATCTCGGCCTGGGTCAGGTAGATGCTGGCCTTCGCGCCGAGCGCCCACTGCGTGGCGTTGAGGTCGACGGCGTAGCCGCCCGCGTGGTTGGAGACGTCGGTGGCCGAGCCGATGACGTTGCGGTCAGCCCAGCCCCAGTCGTCGAGGATGCCGGGGTCGAGGTCGCGGATGTTGTCGTCGAACCAGCGGGCGAAGTGCGCGAGGAGCTCGCCGGGCGCACCGGGCGCCAGGCGGACCTTGACCACCTCGCCGATCTGGTACTGCGGGCACTGGTCGCGGGTGAGGACAGGCCAGCCGTTCTGGCAGGTAGCCACAGGACTCCTAGAGGAAGGTGATCGTGAGGAACGAGGTCGCCGAGGTGGACACCAGGCTGTTAAAAGTCAGCGCGATCGTGTCCCCGGCCGACGCCCAGCCCGAGCCGCCGACCGCCTGGCGCAGCGACCCGCCAGACCCGTAGCCGGCCGGTGCCTCGCGGAAGTCCTCCCACGTGTTAAAGCCGGGGGAGCCCAGGGCCCCCGGCATGGTCATGACGAAGTGCGCCCAGCGCGGGGAGCCGGAGTCGCTCCACTGCAGCGCCGTCGCCGAGATCTTGGCGTTGGCGTTGATCGTGAGGACGCCGGTCGTCGTGTTGTTCGTGACCAGCCCGTGCGTGGTGTCGGCGTTCGCCGCGCCGAAGACGACCGTGCGCGTGCCCGCGCCGTCGTAGCCCCAGGCGACGACCCCGGTCCACTTCGGGGCCACCCCGAGGGAGCGGTCGTAGTTCCACGCCGACCCGGTGTAGATCCACTCCCAGCCGAAGTCGGACTGGTACACCCGGAACCCGGCGTGCAGCGGCGCGGTCGGCAGCGCGTCCCGCGCGGCCTTGGTGGCGACCTCGCACGTCTCGGCCTGCCGCCAGGTCGAGCCGTTGTACCGGAACAGACAGACCCCGGTGTAGAAGAACGTGTCGCCCGCCAGCGCCCCGGCCGGGAACGTCGTGCCCGTGCCCCAGTGCACGCTGGACCGGACGACCGTGCCGGTGCCCGAGCGGGTGTACAGCCCGCCGTCGCTCTGCGCCCACACCGTCTGCTTGCTCGCCGCCCCGGCCGGGGCGGTGACCTGCGCCAGGGTCAGCGCGGCCGTCGACTCCAGTCCGGCGCCCTTGACCAGCCCGGTAGCGGTGACCGTCGTCGTGGTGACGCCGCCGTTCGCGGCGAGCGCGCCGGTCAGCGTGCTCGCCCCGGTCACCGACAGCGTGCCGCCGACCGAGGCGTTGCCGGAGAACGAGCCGTCGGTGGCCGCCAGCGCAGCGAGCGTGGTCGCGCCGGACACCGACAGCGTGCCGGACAGCGCGGCGTTGACCATCGTCGTCGTGCCGGTGTTCACCGCGCCCGCGAGGGTCGGCGAGGTCAGCGTCTTGTTGGTCAGCGTCTGGGTGTCGGTGGTGCCGACCACCGAGCCGGCCAGGCCGTGCACCCCGGCCGAGGTGTTGACGTGCGCGTTGGCTTCGTCGTAGTCCTTGGCGACCGTGGTGTGGGTGAACGTCGCCCCGGCGCTGTGGGCCTTCGCCGCGGTGCCGTCGTAGCCCCGGGTCGCGGTGACGGTGCTCGAGGAGACAGCGGTGATGAGCACGACCTCTTCGTCGGACTCGCCCCGGCTGATCGTCGCGGTGAACGGCACGGCCGGGAAGCCCGCGAAGCTGGTCAGGATGAAGGACGTGTCCGCCGAGGCGACACCTCCGGTGAGGGTCGCCTCGGTGGCGGTGTTCGAGTACTGGCGGCGTGCCACGGGCTAGCCCCTTCGCAGGAGAGTGATCGGGTATTCCTGGTTGAGCCGGTCCTGCTCGGCGGCGAGCCGCTGCTGGTAGAGCGCGGCGTAGTAGCGGCTGATCGCGATCCCGGACTGCACGGGCACCTTGTCGGCGCGGGCCATGGCCTCGGGGCTGATGACCTGCTGGCGGGCCAGCTCGACGCCCATCACCAGCCGCTGCAGCGCGCCGTAGATGACGACGTCGGCAGCGGACTCGGCGAGGCCGGTGACCGTGGCGAAGTCGTCGGCCTCGGCGGCGAGCGGCGCCGGGTTGGCGGCGACGGTGACCTGCAGCGTGTGCAGCGTTTCGTTGCGGTCGATCTCCAGCAGCTTCGTGCCGGCGATCGAGCGGACCGTCCAGTTGCGCAGCACCCGCCGGTAGGCCAGGTCCCCGCCCCACTGGTCGGTGGAGTCCACCCGCAGCACCCGCAGCGTGTCGGCGGGCAGCTCGTAGCCGAGGCCGACGAACGCCCCGGTGTCGATCGGGGCCAGGTCGCGCGGCGCGTACAGCGGCGGCGAGGACGCGCGGATCGTTTCGTTGATCGCCTCCTGCACCCGCTTGCGCGGGAACCGGGGGCGGACGGTGACCAGCGCCCCGGCCGCGTGCACCGCAGCGGTGGTGCCCCGGTGCCCGCGCCCCCACGGGGCGAGGGTCAGCTGGCCGTTCGAGGCGTCGTAGCGGGTGGCGACCATCAGCTCGGTGCCGATCTCGATGACGCCGTTCGGCCGGGCGGGCTGGTCGCCGAAGTCGACGGTCAGCGTCGTGTCGTCGGCGTCGATCGCCGTCGACAGCGTGCCCATCGCGGGCACGTCGACGTGCCCGTGCAGGTGCCCGATGATCTCGTCGGTCAGCGCGCCGAGGCTAGGCACCAGCAGCTCGCACAGTCGCCAGCGAGTCGGCGAGCTTCGTCGACGGCGGCTGCAGGCCCTGGCGTCGGGCGTCGGCGTACGCGCCCAGGCGGCGGTCGGTGGTGATCCGCTGGCCCTGGCCGGTGAGGTCACCGATCTGCAGGTTCATGCCCTTGAGGCAGGCGGCGTAGCTGGGGCAGTCCTTGGTAGGGCAGCCGGTCCGGCAGGTCATACCAAGACCTCCTCGATAGTGATGGAGTCGGAGAAGCCGGCCGCGTCCAGCTCGGCGCGCTGCGCCTCGGTGAGCTGGTGCAGGTAGCCGCCCTGATACGAGCGGTCGGCGTTGGCGAGTTCGGTGGCCCCAGGCGAGAGCCGGGTGCGCCACTGGCCGTCGACGCGGTACACGGTCAGGCCCTGGCTGTAGGAACCCACCAGCCCCCGGCCCGCGATGGGGAACCACACCTCCTGGGTGGGGGTGCGGAAGAACCATGTGCGCCGGGACAGGCGCGCGGTCAGCTCCCCGTCGCCGGACGCTGCGGCGTTGAGTGCCACCGACAGGGCGACGGTCGCGGTGAGCGTGCCGGACCCGGACAGCGCCACCGTCTGGAGCTCACCGGGCGTGGCGGTCGCCGACAGCGTGCCGACGCCGGTCAGGGCCACCGCCTGGGTGAGCCGGGGCGTGACGGTCGCGGTGAGGGTGCCCGACCCGGACAGCGGGGCGGCCAGCGGCGCGAGCCCGGTCGAGGTCGACAGCGCCCGCATCGACGTCCACGGAATGTGGGTCATCGCGAAGTAGTCGTTGGTCAGCCCGAGCGAGACGTACGTCGCGCCCGGCGTGGTGTTCGCCGAGGTGGTCGGGCTGGACCGGGTCGCGGTCTGGTCGAACTCGAAGATGATCCCGGCGTTGTTGCCGGAGCCGTCGCCCACGTAGGCGCCGTGCGTCTGCAGCGTCTTGGCGATGACCTTCTCGGCCGCCGTGATGCCCGAGATCGCGTCGACGTTGATCGACGGGTCCAGCTGCAGCCGGGTGCCCATCGGCACCGCGTCGCCTGCCTGGCCGTCGGACTTGAGCGCCGGGTAGCGGAAGGCGTCGCTGACCTGGCTGGTCGTCAGGAACAGCGCGTGGCTCAGGCCGGTGTTCGCGGCGGCAGCGGCGGCGAGCTCGTTGATCCGGACGACACCGGCCGGGCGGGTGAGGCCACCGCCGGTGGACGAGCCGGCCGTCTCCCGGCCGTCTCCGGTGATGGTCGCGACGCCACCCCACGACGCCTGATAGGTGTTCGGGGCGGTCCGCTCGAGCTGCCAGAGCGACTCGATCTTGCTGGTGATCGGGTCGATCACCGAGTAGTGGGCGTCGCCGAAGTTCTGCCCCGCCGGGTCGAACGTCGCGTGCATCGGCGGGAGCTTGGTGGACTCCGAGATCGGGATGTACGCGCCCGAGCCGAACGGGTTGGCGCCCCAGATGTCCGGGCTGGCGGAGCCGCCCGTCTCGTGGGCGAGCGGGACGTCGTAGCGGGGCGGCACCGTGCTCGACGTCACCTGCGCGGCGTCGATGATCACCACGCCGTAGTCGTAGAGCCCGCAGCCGGAGCTGGCGGTGGTGCCCCACATCGCGGTGACCATCGCCGCCGAGTTGGCGTCGAGGTTAGGGCTCGCCGGAATCGGGTTCCACAGCCAGTCGGCGGCGGTCGCGAACGGCCGGGGCGTGGTGGCGGTAGCCGCGCTGGACTCGGCCGAGCGGTTGCCCGCTGCGTCCACGGCCGACACCGTGTAGCTGTAGGCGGTGTTGCCGATCGCGGTGGTGTCGGTGAACGACGTGCCCGCGACAGCGGTCGCGCCCGTGACGTCGACGCCGTTGCGGCGCAGCCGGTAGCTGGTCACGCCCACGGCGTCGGTCGACGCCGACCAGGAGACGGTGACCGACGTCGCGCTGTTCACGGTGGCCGTGACGCTGCCGGGCACCGTGGGGGCGGTGCTGTCGGGCACGAGGTTCACGTTGTCGAGCAGCACGGTGCCCGGCGTCGCCTCGGTGCCCCAGTACCCGGAGTAGATGTCGGCCTTGACCGCCGTGATGGAGAACGTCGGGGTCCAGGCGGACCCGAGCTGGGTCCACGAAGTAGCGTTCGCGCTGTACTCGCAGACGATCTGCGAGCCGGTGTGCCGGATCCGCCAGAACTGCATCGTGGCGGCGCTGTAGGTCACCGTCCCGAGGGAGGTGACCGTGCCGGTCACCTTGCGCCGCGCGTTGAGGATGCCGTTGGTGAGGTAGAAGTCGACGAAGTTGTTGGTGTCGAGCAGCACCCGCACGAACAGCTCGGTCGACCCGGACCCGATGTTCGGCGCCTGGACGACCTGGACGAAGAACGCGCTGCTGGTGAGGTCGTAGGTGGCGACCGACGTGATCTGGGCGGTGTAGCCGGAGTTGACCGGGAGGACGGCCTGACCACCCGAGACCGAGGCGGCGGTGTTCCAGTTCCACTTCGCCGTGTCCTTCGTCGCGAAGGTGTCGGTGAGCGTGGCGATCAGGGCCACGGGGTCAGCTCTGGGTGTAGGTGAAGGTGACCGTCAACGTGCCCTGCGCGGGCTGCGAGCTGTAGGCCGCGGCGACCTTGTCCAGGTAGGTGCCGGCCACGGCGGTCGACCAGATCCCGGCGTGGGTGATCGCCGTCGAGGCGGGGACGTCGAAGGTGGCCGTCGCGGTGACGGCGCCGTCGACCGTGCCAGCCGCCCACGTCAGCGCCTTGCGCGCGTACGCCGGGGAGCCACCGGAGATCTCCGAGGCGCCGGTCGAGCCCGGGTCGGCGGAGTGCAGCGAGGCGAAGGCGGCGTTCGTGCCGTACGCGACCGCCAGGTTCTCCTTGCCCTGGGTGGTTGCGATTGCCATGCGAGCCCCTTTCGTGGGCGCGCCAAGCAGCCCGCCCCCGGGGAAGTGGGGGCGGGCTGCGAGGCGAGGTGGATCAGGCGGTCAGGTCAGCCGTTGAGCGAGGACTTGCTGGTGGAGACGATCAGCGCCTCCGGGCGGAACAGCGACCAGCCCAGGAACCCGTACCAGCCCACGGGCGCGAGGCGGTTGAGGGCGTCGGTCTGGGGACCGATCACGGTGTGCGGCTCGACGACGTTCGCCTCGACCAGCGCCTGCTGACCGAAGATGAACGACTTGTAGGTCGTGGTCGCACCCGAGCCGGAGCTGATGCACCGGGTGTTCTCGATGAACCGGACCGCCGAGTACCGGCCGACCTCACCCGTGTAGATCTGGGTGGTGTCCTGGTAGATGTGCGGGCTGGCCCACACGTTGGTGCCGGACTCGCTCATCAGGTCGAACGAGATGTCCGGGTGGACGTGGGCGATGTAGTCGTTGCCCGCGCGCGGGGCGACGTTCTTCCGCCGCATCGAGTTGCGCCACGTCCGGACCAGCGCGGCGGTCGTGTAGACCGAGCTGGAGCCTGCGGTGTTGGTGCCGGCCGCGAGCTTGGCGTAGACCAGCGCGTCGAGGGTGTCGCCCTGCTGGCGGGCCAGCAGCTCGGCGATCTCCATGTCGGGCTGGGTGAACGCGGTCTTCTGAAGTCGAAGCGACTTCGGAATCCAGGTGCCGTACTCGTTGACGGTGACGCTGGTGCGCGTGGGGTTGGCGACCGCGATCGAGTCGGGGGAGACCGTCTCGGACAGCGGGGTCGTGGTGGTCGCCATGTCGGCGTACCACGTGAACTGCACGGTGTCGCCGGGGTTCGTGACGTTCACCGGGCGCCGGTCGACCAGCGAGCGGAAGCTCGGGGTCTCGCGCAGGGCGAAAGTAACGAGACGATCATAAGCCGGAATGATGAGGTTCGAGAGAACCGAACTGGACGCGAAGTTGGTAGGCATTGCTGCGTGCGCTCCTTGGCGCTAGAGGGAGAGGGTCAGACCCCGCCGCCGAGCTCCGCGAGCATCTTGAGGAACTCGTCCTTGGTCTTCGCTTCCGCGAACTTGGCCGCGTACTCCTCTTCGCTCAGG